ATGAAATTATCGCCTATTTCATAACGCTGCGTTGCGGTTGTTGTTGTTTCAACGTTTGCTACCATTGTATTGTTTGTCTTTGAATTTAAAGCCGTCTGTGTAGCCGTTGAAACAGGTTTATCCAAGTCGCTTGTATTGTCTACGTTTCCAAGTCCGATTGTGCCCTTTGTTACTCCTGCAACTGCGTTATCTACGTATGTCTGCGTTGCATAATTTCCGACTGCGTCCTGAATATCGTATACTGTTCCGTCCGGTAATTGAACACTATTTAAAACTGCCATTTTGTTTTATCTCCCTTCTTATGGTGTTATTTCGCTGAATACTAACGTTGTATTTGAAACGGCTATGCCGTATGATTCTTCAAAGACTGCGCCGAAAATAAGTCTTGCTCCAACTACGCTCAAACCAAAAGCCGCTAACAATTGAGCAACGGTGTTTTGTGCTTGTTCTGCGTAATACTTGGAATTTTGAGAATCTTCGCCTGGTCTTATGTCCGTTCCGCCTTCTGCCCATGACTGCGAAAGAAGTGCGGAATCGCTTGACGCACTCGAAGCTGCCTGTGCTCTTGCCGCTTCTACTCTTACGTCGGCAAGAAAGTTCGGTTGTAGTTTACTTTCTGTGATAGATCCGTCGATAACATCAAACTTTGCCGTACCGTTTGTTACTGACGGGTGTATTGTAGCCGTATCCGCAAAATCATAATCGCTTATAAGCGTTCTTAAATCGACATATTCAACCGTTCCGTCTTCATGCGTAATAATAAGCTTCTGATAGTTTGGACTTTGCGGATTGCTTTCATACCGGAAGTTAACAGCAATCTTTTCCATTGCGGTATCAATCGTTCTTGTCGTTCCGTTAAAAAATTCAATCGTAATAACACCCGTTGAAGAATTAAGACGAACGTCTTTAACCGCAACAAGCATATCTGTTTGATTAGCCTTTGAAGTATCGAAAGCTACAACTCTATCGTCGATAGTGTCGATTGCCTGGTCCATTGAATTTAAGTTTGTTTGATTCAAGGGAGTATTTGTAGAAGGCAAATTTTCCCAATTAATGTTTTGGTGCGCTTTCTGCATTTTGAGCTATCTCCTTTTCAATTTCTTTTTCTGACGCATTAAAAACAGTTTGATATACTTCTTTTAAAATAAGTCTTTTAACCTCTACGGGAAGATCTGACTCGTTTAACAATGCGTAAATGTTTTCTTGTAACATTCGGACTTTTAAATTCATGTCATCTCCACCCTAAAACACGGTGACTATTTCCGTTACGATCTATTACCGTTATCATGCCTACAACACGGGTGCCGCCTTCGTCGTCCCACCTTAACGTGTTAATTCTTGTGCTTCCAAGACTACAATTATCGCCCTTGAGATAACCAAAGGTTGCAGCGTCTGAACGTGAAAACTTACCCGCAATAAAACTTGAAGTTATAGAATCGGCATTAATTTTTCCTGCAACAACTCTGTCAAGTTCGGCATAATCTGCCCTCAATGTTCGTATTTCGCCTTCCAAAGCAGTTACAGAACCAATATCTGCTTTTTCCGCTATAACTCTTCCCTGAATTTCCAAATCGCCCGCAATCGTCGTCACACGTCTTCCGAGTGCGTCAACGTTTAAGTTTGTTGTAGACAGGTTTTCGTTTGTTGTAGACAGGTTTTCGTTTGTCGTATATATATCCTGGCTGTTTTTATCAATAGCCGAGGCATTAGCGTTTATATCCGTCTGTATCGTCGGAACGTAAGGCGGGCGAGACTGATCCGAGTCGCTTCCGTATGCGTCTGTTAACGCCTGGATACCCTTAAGCGTTCTCTCAAGAATGTATGTCGTGATAACGTTTCTTCTTGTATTCGCTATGATAATGTCGCCGCATTCAAGATATGGAAGCCCTTTTGCGTCAATGTCAGCAGGCGTATAACGTGCGCCTTGCACTTCGTTTAAAAGTGCCTGCGTTGCCTGCGCCATGTTTCCAAGTCCCCATGCGAGCTTATTGTCGGATATATAGAACTCATCTCCAGTATTATTTCCTGCCGATCCTTTTATCGCTCCGTCTTTACCAACGATTGACACTTTCGTTATCCAATCGGTGTGGAACGGTTGATATGATATAGCCGAGTAAACCGCTTTAAGGATCTCTTCGGAAGCGTTTGACTCACGGGGGTAAAGCGTGTCCGAAGGGTATAAGTCGTCCGCAGGGTACAAGCCTTCGATTGCCTGCGCCAACTGTACGTAGTGAAATTTTTTGTCCCTTCCGATAAGTCCGAAACGTCCGTTTATCTGACACAACCAACGAAGTATATCTCCGCCCGTTATAACCTTGTCGTCGATTGTCTTTGTAAGCGTCTGATTGTCGTTTACAAGCGTTGTCGTTTCCTGGGTAATGCCTACAAGCGAGAAGAACGAATTACGCATATTACGAACGAGTATCGGGAACGATAAACCGTTATACCATGTCGTAACGTCTCTATCGAGTATCTTTATTAACGGATCGTATGCCGTGAAGTCTGTTTGATAATCTTCGTAAGTGCGGTTCGACTGCGTTTCGATATAACCGCAAAACAAAGGAATTTCCGTTCCTTCGTCTGCTTGTATCGTAGCTTCGATATATTCGTCCCTTATATCCTGCACGAAGTTATTAACGCTAAACGAAAAAACCGAAGCGCAACAACCTTTAAAAGATAAATTGCGTTCGGTTTCGATTCTTTCCGTTAACGATACGGACTCTTTAATCAAGTCCGTATTTGTAAACGTTATATTGCGGTTTGGAACGGTTATTGTTACCGTTTTATGAACCGCACCTTTATATAATGCTTTTTCGTCGTCTGATATATTAATCATGCTTAAGCCTCTTCGATTGAAATGGTAAAAGCTCCAGGCGTGAAGGTTAAGTCGTTCCTCTGATGAAGTTCCGGAGGCAACGTCATAAAGAAGTTACCCGTTACGCTTTCGTTTGTATTTACTGCAAATACAGTCAAAGCGTAGTAGTCGCCCGTTTTGGCCGCATTTACAATCGAAAGAAACGAAACATAATCACTCCACCGTTTAAACTCGATCTCAAACGAGCCACTTGTTCGGGTTCGTATAATATCGTGGTGCATAGTATGATTTCCGTCTTCCCAATTATGAGTGACGTTTTCTTTATATACTTTGTATGATCCTTCACGGATCTTGTTCGAATAATCTGTATTATTCGCTTTGAAAAGAATAAACATAAACGCTCCTATGCAAACGCACTCTGTCCCGTTGATTTCTTGTAAACGACGTTCTGTGACTGCACAAGTTTAAATATGCCTTGTGCGTCACCCTGCAATACTACTGTCACGGGTACGGGTGCGGTATCACGGTTAAGTGATTCGCCGATATTATCAAGCCTACTCGTTACCGCCGAATCGTTATAATTTACATTAACGTTCGTCTGCGGTACAAGCGTACTCGAAAGCTCGTTCATTGAGTCTTGAACCTTATATAAGTTATCTTCTATTCCTTTGGAAAGAAGATTCATAAAGTCCGGCATAAAAGTATTTGCTTTTGCCAACGGGCCTTCGTCGGGAACCGAAAAATGAATAAAACTTGCTATCGTGTCCGCAACTTTGCCGATTGCGTCTTTTACCTTGCCAACCATGCCGAGAATACCGTCTATAAGGTTCTGAATTAAGTCTTTGCCCCAATTCTTTGCGCTTGCGATAATCTCGCCAAACTTGCTGAAAATCATATCCTTAATTTCGGATAACTTTCCGCCCGTGAGCTTGTCGATAAAACTAAATCCTGCGGTATATGCGCCCTTGATTCCTTCCCAGGCTGCCGCCATAGTTCCTTTTATACCGCCGCCGTTTTCGTCAAACGCCTTCTTGATTGCCGCCAACTTTTCGTATGCGACTTCTTTTGCCGCATTAAGTGCGACTTGTGCGCCTTCCTTGACGGCGTTAAACTTCTCACTTGCTGCGGTTTTAACGGTATCGAGCGCACCAACAACGGTATCTTTAACCGTGTTAAACGCTCCTACGACTGCGTCTTTTATCTTCGTGAACGCACCCGATACAGTCTCCCATACCATTAATGCGCCCGCCTTGATGTTGTCCCAATTTTCGATAATCTCTTTAACGGCCATAACAAGAAGCGCAATCGCTGCAATTATACCCATGATAATTAATACAATCGGGTTTGCTGCTATAACCGCATTCACGGCCGCAATAATCGGCGTGATAACCGATATTGCTTGCGCTATGCCTGCGATTATGCTTGCAATCGGAGATATAGCCGCTATAACTGCGAGAATAGTCGCTATCATAGTAACCGTATCGGGATCAAGCTCCGCCAACTTCTCGGATATCTTCGTTATAACCTCGGCCACTTTTTCAAGTACCGGAGTAAGTGCTTCTGCAACCTTAACGGCTGCTTGTCCGAAAGATCCCGACAACTGCGCTTTAAGCTTATCGAGTGTATCGTTTAACTCGTTCGCTGCGTCTAAATCTTCCTGACTTATGATAAGGCCTTTACTCGAAGCCTCGTCACCGAGTTCTTTTAACGCTTTTCCGCCGTCGTCAAGAATACCTGCGAGTTCATCTGCACTCGCTCCGAACAAATCCATAGCGATAATGTCTCGTTCGGTTTCGTTGCTTATCTTGCCGAGTGCTTCAACGGTATCGTTAAAGATATCTTCGGTTGCTCTGTATTCGCCGTTTGCGTCCTTGACTGCAACTCCGATCTGTTCGAAGGTATCGGCGTTCTTGTCGAGTCCCTTCTTCATCTTCTTAACGGCGTTTGTTATCGTACCTAAATCAACGTCGATTAAGTCGGCCGCATAAGACATTTTCTGCAACGCTTCCGTAGATAATCCCGTCTGCTTTGCAAGTGTGTTAAGCTCGTCTGCGTCCTGCCCTGCTTTGGCTGCCATACCGCCAAGGGCAACGAGTCCGCCTGCGGCTGCGCTCGAAAGTCCCTTCGTAGCATTTGCAACCTTGTTCGCATTGTCGCTAAACTCTTTCGCCGTCTGCGATATTTTCTGCATTGTGGCGTTACTGTTTGCCGCTGCCGTCTGAAGATCCTTAAGACTCTTCTCGGTTGCGATTATTTCACGTTGTAACGCCTGGTAGTCTGCCGAAGTTTTGTCTACTCCGGAAGCGTCCATTTGCGCTTGTGCGTCTTTAAGCTTTTGAAGTTTTTCTTTTGTCTCATCAACGGCCTTTGCAAGCAACTGTTGTTTCTGTCGAAGAAGCTCGATATTGCCGGGATCAACTTTAAGAAGCTTCTCAACGTCTTTTAACTGCGTTTGAGTCTGCTTTATGTCTTTGTTGACTCCTTCGAGTGCCTTCGACAACTTGGTAGTATTGCCGTCAATCTCGATTGTTAAGCCTTTTATTCTGTCGGCCATACTTTATATACCTCTAAAACGAATCAAAATCACTCTGCTCTGCGAGTGTGCGATATTCGCATTTGTCGTTGTTTCCTTCGATAATTAAATCCGTTACGAAGCCAACTGAAAGTTCTTCTAAATCGTCCATTGTTAAACCGATCTGTTTAGCACGTAGGAAGAACACGGCCGTATTTATTTCCCTTTCTGTCGGCTTGCCACGTTTTTTGATTTTGACGTGGTTCCGGTTGTTCCCAGATAAGCGTTTATGATTGCCTCGGAAGCGTTCACAAAGTCCATTGAATCGAAATCTTCGAGCCATTCGATATATGTGTCCTTTGTCATGCTCTTAAGCTCTGTTTTGTTACATTCTGCTTGTCTGTTCATAATAAAAGCGAGCTGCGACGTAATATCGAGTATTTCGCCCGTATCTCGCTTTTCTTGGTTGATCTGATTAAATGCTACCATTACGTCTTCACCGAATACCATTTTGTAACGGATAGGCGTAGCAGCATTGGCGAGAAGGTTAACTTCCTTCTCGCCTATCTGTACTGTTTTTAACATGATTGTCTTCTGCCTCCCCTAATATTAGGTTGTTGCCTGGTGTACTGCCGAGAACCAAGCGTTGTATGCGGTTGTTGCAGTCTCGGGACAACGTGCTTTTACGATATCCTTCGTAAGTGCTGCGTTGTATATAGACGATACCGTAAGATCAACGGTTTCTGTCTGTGCCTCGATAGACTCTTCGGTTGTCTGTCCGGAAACGGAAGGGCGAGCCGCAACGCAATTATAGAGAACGTGTCTTGTTGCCTTGTCGTCGCCTTCGAACTGGAACAAAAGGGCGAAGGGAACTGCGTTTGCGCCTGCGTCTTCGTAAAGAACGCCGTCGGTGTCGGTTACTTCACCGAGTACGCTTGTCTTGAATCCTTCGGGAATGAGTGCGGACTCGAAAGAACCGCTATACCCTGCGTTTGCTGCAAACTGCGCATAAGCAATGTTATCTGCGTAAAATTTACTTGTTTCGCCTTCGGGATCAAGCGACAAGTTAACTGCACCAGGCCATGCAACGGGTGTGTCATATGTTGCAGTACCGTTTGTTGCTATGTGCGCAACTGCGTAATATACGTTTTTCAAGCCGTATTTTACTTTGTTAGCCATGTTTTAGCCTCCTATATTGTGACTTCATATGTAACCATGTTCATGTGTTCCGAATCGATATACTCTTCGAACTTGCGCCACGGTATATCATTGTCATTAAACATTTTCTCGATTAAACCTTCCGACGTTACGTCTTTGTTTTCAGAGTACAATTCAACAACAACGTTTTGTTTTGCAAGGTAGACTTTATTGTCCGCAAGAAAGTTACTCGATCCTTCCACATAGTAAACCATGAACGGAAGTGCAGGAGCTTGTCCAACTCTAAACTGCCTATATGCAACCTTGGTTTCGAAACCTGTGATTGATTTTAGCTTGGTATAAAATTCGCTTAAGCTCATACTTCAATCCGTCCTAACTTATCTTTGATACGTTCTATTGCTGTCTTTTCCGCCTTATCTTGCGCAGGTTTAACGTGTACCGTCGAACCGTGCGACGCTTGGTCGGGGTAGTATCTTCCTCCGCCCCTTTTTGCGTGTTCATTTTCAAGCAAGTGAACGATACGATAATATTTCTTGTTGTGAACAACTAAATCGTTGTTCTTCTTACTTCCTCGACTTTTACGCATTGTATAAGTCCATGAGCGAGCGTAAGAACCTTTTCTTTTCGGAGAAGTAGCTTTTAACGTGTCAACGGTTTCTTTGCCGACAAGTGGCAAAGTTACCGCAATAACGTCTTCGGCCTTGTCCTTATACTCTTCAAGTGCGTCCATGATAACTTGTTCCATGTCGGACACTTTTATAACGTCACTCATGCGCCTACGTCCTTTTGACAATACAGTTCGGTTCTACCGTCTGCGACGAGATAAGTCCGGTAAATGATGTAACGTTTACCTTCGTACTCTAATACGGTTTCACCGTTGTACTCACGTTCCCACACTTTAACGATAAATTCGGGTTTAATACCCATTTCGCCACCACGAAAGAACTCTTGTGCCGAAACGCTCTGAAAGTTTCCTTTTATCGTCGTTTCGTTCTCGGTTATCGTAGAGACTCCCATATCGTCGTATGTTTCCGTTTGTGATATTAAGGTTACGTCAACAAGTCTATTCACCTTCGCCGTTCCCCCAATCTGTATATCCTGTATGCATGGACAATTGCGTTTTTTGCTCGTCGTAAGAAGCTTTCAACTTCTCGGCCCGATCTAACGAACCGTGAAGCTGTTCGAACTGATAAGCAACGTATGTAATTATGGCACGTTGTGCGATAGGATCTGTCGAGGAAGTCGTTACCGTGTCGCCTTCAACGCCCGCTATATTTAAGTCTATTACGCTTGCGTCGATTAAGTCCTGTAACTCCGAATTTGAAGCCGTGGACGTGATCTGCAACGCTTCTCTAACTTTATCTATCATTGCCATGGTTTACTTATCCTTTCTTTTTTGCCGGTGCCTTCTTCGGCTCGGCTTTTGCCTCGGCTTTTACTGCCTTGGGTTTATCTTCGTTCACCAATTCCATTAAAACAGGATCTACTTTCTTGACTTCCATAACTTCGCCAATTCCGTGAAGTCCTGTGTTGTCAAAGAACGGTGATTTAACTTTAACTTTGAACATTGTTTGCCTCCGCCAATTTATAAGCGTCGTAGAATTTGTCTGTGACTATTATTTGCCCTACATGGCCACATTGTACCGTCGGATCTACCCATATATCGTAACCGAGGTCGATTGCTCTTTGACAAAAGCTTAAATCTTCGCCCATGCGATTATATGGAGTAAACCAATCATGGTATTCTGCTGCCATTTCAAGCAAAAGTTCCGTCTTTAACAGGACGCACCCAAATCCGACACCCGCCGCCTTAAACAATTCGTTTTTCGGATAGTTTTTGTATGACACGGCCTCCGCTCTTCCGTCGTCATGGTGTTTAATGGCTTCATATACAACGGGTTCATATGTTCCCGTTCGTTTGAAGTACATTCCGCTAACAAACATTTTGTCGTGAGCCATGAGCTTTTCGAGCGTGTCCGGTGCGAAAATCATATCGGAATCGAACCACATTACATGGTCGCAACCGAGTTCGATTGCTTTCGCCGCTATCTTGTTTCGAGAATCATATACAAGCGAACCCGCTACATGAGTAACAAGGCAATCGCCTGTCCTTCGGAGCATGGCGAGCGACTGACAAAAGCCAGTCGCCACCATATCCATACAAGGAACTGCTATAAGTGTCTTCATTAGTGCGCCTCCTGCCAAAGAGTTTTAATTATTCGCCTTTTGCAATCTTAACGAATGCCTTGGGAGCGACAACGTCGTGAGCAACGAACTCACGGCCTACGATCTTAACAAGGTCACGCTCTGCAAGTGAAAGCTCATCAACCTTGATTGTGATCTCTTCGCCGTTAGGGAAGTTCATCTGTGCGCCGTATCCAAGGTCGCCAACGATAGCGTAAGTAACGCCTGTGGTTGCTGCCGAGAATGCGGTTAAGCTGTTGTTAAATACAACAGGAAGTCCCTCGAAGGGATCTACTGCGTAAGAACCTGCGTACTGAACTGCTTTGAAAGAAGCCCAGGTCTGCTTGTTCATAATAACAACGGGGTTGTTTGCCTCGTCTGAAAGCTG